CTACCCCTTCCCGGCTGCCCTAAACAGAGACACCACCTTTCCGCTCTCCCGTTGCGCGTCCAAGTAATCAGCCCAGGCTTGCATCATGCGGCGGCGCTCCGGCAGATAGTCCGCGCGGTTATAGGCGTCCCTGACGCTGTTGCCCTCGGCATGGGCAAGCTGGCGCTCAATGGCATCCCTGTTCCAGCCTTGCTCATTCAGCAATGTGGAAGCCATCGTACGGAAGCCGTGCCCCGTCATCTCTTCTTTGGAATATCCCAGACGACGCAAGGCCCCATTTACGGTATTATCGCTCATGGGGCGTTCTGCGGAGCGCTCCGAGGGAAACAGGTAGCGGCCCTCTCCTGTAAGAGGACGAAGCGCCTTCAGGATATCCAACGCTTGCCGGGAGAGCGGCACGATATGCAGCGCCTTCATCTTCATCTTGGCTGCGGGGATACGCCATTCTGCTGTGTCCTCGTCAAACTCGCTCCACTCCGCATGGCGAAGTTCACCGGGCCGCACAAAGGTAAGAGGAGCAAGACGCAAGGCCTGTGCCACGACCTGAGAGCCTTCATAGCCCCACAGAGCGCGCAGAAGCGGTCCAATGGCCTTGGGATCGGTGATACTGGAACGGTGCCGTACGGTGACAGCCCGGAGCGCGCCCCTCAGTGCGGGCGTGGGGTCATTCTCAACATAGTCAGCAGCGATAGCATAGCGGAAGATCTGCCCGCAGCACTGTAAGATGCGCCGAGCCGTTTCATGACACTCCCGCTCCTCGATCTTTTGGACCGCGTTCAGGATGATTCTTGGGGTAACTCCCTTGACCGGGATGTCTCCGAGTTGGGGTAACAGTTCACGCTCTAGCTGGCGCATCTTGTTATAAGCAGTGCTCTCGGTCCAGCCAGGGCGCTTTTTCTCGTACCATTCCAAGGCGACCACCCAGAAGGTCAGAGCGTCCTGTACGGCCTTGGCCTGCTCCTCTCTGCGGACTGCGCCGGGGTCAATGCCCTGCGCCACCATCTTGCGAGCAGCCTCCCTGCGCTCCCGTGCATCCGCCAGGGAGATGTCGGGGTAGACGCCCAGGCTCAGCAGCTTCTCCTTGCCGCCAAAGAGGTATTTGAAGCGCCACCATTTGCCCCCATTCGGGGTAATGAGCAGATAAAGCCCTCTTTCGTCCGTGATCTTACGCGCCTTGTCAGAAGGCTTGGCGTTTCTGATCGCGGTGTCCGTAAGCTTCCCAGCCATTTTGGGGTAACTCCTGTTGCCATTTTTGGGTCAACACGCACTGTTACCCCAAGAGTTACCCCGCTGTTACCCCGGATGTCAACGAACCACAAAAAATGTGCCACGACACTTAGACTTACCCAGGGGAGAGCCGGGACATAGCGGGATATTGCGGGACGAGAAGGGACGTGCAGAGCAACGACAGCAACGAAATTCAGGTGTATGGAGTGGGAAAAATCAAGACGAGACGGTTTCGAGGAAAACGACGGTTAATTTTGGACAGGCACCCACACACGACGGTTATTTTTGTACAGGAGTGATGCCGAATTTCGAGTAAAGGTCCGCTAGTCTTATTGCCGCTTCCTGGGCTTTCTCCTGACTCTTTTTTACATCAGAAAGAGCATCGTTAACGAGCGAAACGGGAAGTATTTTAGTCTTGTAATCAAGCGATGAGATTGAAGCTGATGCTTTCTGTAGTGCATTTTTCCTTATCGCGTAAGATTCAATTGTTTTATCTATTATTATCGCGACTTCATTTTTTGTCTGCTGATTAACATCCAATGCAAAAATAGATTTTTTTATTTCGTGTAATTTGTCGAGTGTCCTTTGGCAATGGAGTGCTTCGGCATCGAAAAGCCTTCCACACTTTGTTTTTAATACCGTAACATATTCATTTGGTGAGTTGATACCTTCTAGCCTTGAAAGCTCTTCCATCAATATTTTGTGTGAAACTTCAACAGGAACTTCTGCATCCGCAATTTTTGAGATAAGTTTGACGACGTCGCTATCCGTAGTCCCTGCCATGATGGGGAGCTGCTTTTCAGATACATCAGCAGTAGATAAAGCCACCCAACCCATACCAAACGAAAATATAATAAAAAAAGCCTGCAATAAGTGGACGTTTCGTTTCGTCAAATCTTCAGCTTTTACGAGTCCCGTCTTAGCAACTAAACTAGGCTTGAACGTCACCACACCAAGGCCAACAACAGATATCACTGCGTACAGCCAATAGCTCACCGCAATTCCCTCCCAAGCCACACAGCTTTGCCGATGATACGGATGCCGTCCGCTAGATCGCCGCGCGCATCAATCTCAAGCGGTGCATACGCGGCGTTGTAGCTTTTCAGGATGATCTTGCCAGGCAAAGTATCAACCAGCTTGATATAAACCACATCCTCAACGCCGACGGCGAACATTCCTCCAGCCCTTGGCGTGGTTTGACTCTGGTCTAGAAGCACCACGTCTCCGTGGTGAATCTCCGGCTCCATACTATCCCCGTCCACCCGCATCAGTACCATTTGGGAGACTTGCCCCTTACGGGTCAAAAAGTCCGAACGGAAGCCATACCGCTTGTCCGTTTCATCACCAGTCATAAAAGACCCTGTGCCAGCGGAAAGCCGAGCCTCCACGAGGGGCACATAGATCATGTTGACGTCACAAGGCGCTTGGACGTCCGTAAGGACGACCTTGGACAAGGGTTCATTACAGCCAGAGTCACACGTAGCTTCCACAACCGTTGTCCTAGTGGAGTCATACGCTGGGCCAACACCACGCAAGAGCCATTCTGCAGACACGCCAAGCTGATTGACCATTGCCGTTAGAAAATCCGCGTCCGGGGTTCTTTCCCCCCGTTCATAGCGGCCCAAGGTGTTTTGGGCGACCCCGAGCTTTAGGGCGAACTCCGATTGGGATATTCCACCTCGGATCGCTAAAATTCGTTTTGAGAGTGTATCCATGTGTGTCTCAGAAGAAAGTTTGTTCTGTGGCACCGTCTATGACAGGGCTTATCTGGTAACTATCTGGACCTGTTTGGGATAATTTTTCTGGATCAAAAACATCTTTTACACCCATACGGGGTTTACATTTAATCCCAAATGGAGTTAGAAAAACCCTGCGCACGGTGGAAATGGTTTCTCGCTAATCCACTTCTACCCGGTCCGCGCAAACGGGTCAACGTCCGAGGCTAAGGATAGTTTGGACGCCCTCTCAGCCAAAGGTGGACGGCAAATGCGGCAAGGCTCCCTTTTTGACGACGATCCTGGCAGGATTTCCGGCCTGCTTCCTGCCATGCGTGCGGCAATGAACCGCGCGGCTGGTGAGGACGAGGCCGGACGCAAGCTGCTCGTGGACCGCATCAACGCGGTGGCACAAATTGCTGGCGTCCGGCTCACGGCCGGGAACACCAAGTCCATCTCCAAAGACACCCTCGACAAGTGGCTGAATCCCAATGACCGCGACCACACGCCGGGCATCCTCGCCTTGGCCGCGTTTTGCTTGGCCACGAAGGACGCAAGCGCGCTGGGTGTGTTGCTGCGGGCTGTGGGCTTGGATGTGATGACAGAGGAAGACAGAAGGCACCGGGATTATGGCCGGGCCTGCATAGCAGAACGGGAAGCCCGCAAGAGAAAGAAAAGACTGGAGGATTCAATATGACGCCGCTGGAGTGCCGGGCGGAACGCCAGAAGATGCGTTTCCGCATTCGTGAACACCTGGAGCGCCGGGGGCTCAACATGTTGGAGATAGCCCGGAGGCTGAAGGTGAATAAAGACCTTGTGGTCGGGACCATCGGCGGAAGCCGAAATAACCGCCGCGTGCTGGAAGCGCTGCGAGATGTTGGCGTGCCGGAAAAGTATCTCTTTATTCCTGAACACAAAGAGGAGGCTGCGTGATGCTGATCTTGGACGTTTCGAGCAAGCGGCTGCCCTCCGGCGGGCAGATTGTTTTGACAACCTGGCCGTCTGACGCGGGGCAGTTGCCCGGAGGGTTTGACGTTGACACGTGGGAGGAGGCGCAGACGTTTTATGTCGCCGCTCCGGGGGGCTGTCTCCGCGCTGCGTTTGACGAGGCCTACCGCTCGGCGCGTGTTGAGGCTCGCAAACATGGCGGTGTGGAGTTTCTGATTCCGCCCGACCACGAGCCTATCCGCTTTCCCGACCTTGAAGCGAATGGGCTCCGCGCCCCGGAAGTTATCGTGTTGGATGGAGGTCCAGGCTACCGAAGCCCCGTCAAACTGTCGGGAGAGGAGCTTTTGGAGCTGGGGCGGTTGGTCTGGCTCGAACAGCTGGAGCGTCTGCGCGCTCTGGTGACAGAGGCCATCGAGACGGGGAAAAACTACGCCGAGTTCGACGCCGAGGTGTGCGGAATTTTCCCCGGCGGGTTTGGAGCGAACCAGGGAGAGGGGGCACGGTCATGAGCGAAGAAACGAAAGAGCAGCAGGCACAACGCGAGCGGGAAGAGTTTGAGCGGGTTGTGCGGACGCTGGATGCAGCTCTTGTTGGTGTGGATTGGCACGCGGCAGCGCAAGCCGCCGCCGCGTCGCTAAACAAGATAGCAAACCAAGAAGGCTTGGTTATTCAGGTGAAGACAATGCCTTCAGTCCCTTAGAGATGTTGCTAACCAACACAAGAAAATCATTGGAGAGGTTTCCGATCAGCTGATCGCCTTGCAATCGTTTGGAATCGTGAGGGGTGAGAGGCTTGGAAATGACCGCGACGTACAGATCAGCAGCAATTCGAGCAACGGTTTCGTCAGAAACGTTCATTTTTCCGGCTCCTTCGGCGTGGGATTGGCCCACGGCTTGAGGGTTGATTGGTGACAACAGGCATAGCCGAAGGAGCCGGACCTTTGCAAACAGCAGGACAGGCCATGGACGCAGTGAAAACAGCTTACACTACGCTTGAGATTGCGCAGGTGCTGTCTTGCCCTCGGAAGACAGTATTGCGCCGTGCCGAGCGGGGAAACTGGCCCTCCGTCCAACGCGAAGGCCGTGGCGGCGGCAAACTCTTTCCCCTGTCATCTCTGCCCGATGACGTGCGCCTGGCCCTTGCCTCCTCCGCCACCGCAGCCACCAACCACGAGGCCGCCACGCTGAAACTGCGCGAGGATCTGGCCCAGCGCGCCGCCGAGACCAGCCGCCAGGGCGCGCTCTCCACCTTCGCCACCCTGCCCGAGCCGCGCAAGCGCCGGGCCGAGGCGCGGGCGCTTATCGCCCGCATGTGCGACGAATTTCTTTCTACCTCCGGTCTGCCGCGCCGTCGCGGCACGGAACTGTTCGCCCTGGACTACAATGCCCTTCGCGTGGCCGTGCCGGACTGGACGCGCGAAACCGTGCCCAGCCTGTGCGCGGGCAGCATCCGCAACTGGCAAAAGGCGCTCGACCGCGAGGGCTTGGCCCGACTGGCCGGGAACCAGGGCCGCCACCGCCTGGGCACGGGCAAGATCGACGGCAGCCCGCTGCTTTCTGAGTTCTGTCTGGGCATGCTCAAGACCTACCCGCACACCCACGCCCCGCATCTGCTGGAAGCCATGCGCGCCCGCTTCGGCGAGGACGGCCTGCCGACCTTGCGCGCCGTGCAGCGTTGGCTTTCCGGCTGGAAGAACCGCAACGAGCAACTCTTCTCCGCCGTGAAGAACCCGGACGCCTGGCGCAACAAGTACATGGCCGCAGGCGGTGACGCCCTGGCCGTGGACCGCTTGAACCAGCGCTGGGAAATGGACTCCACGCCCGGCGACCTGCTGCTTGCCGACGGTTCGCGCCACACCATTGTGGGCTGCATCGACGTGTTCACCAGGCGTTTAACGCTGCATGTTTCGCGCTCCAGCTCCTCCGCCGCCGTGGCCGCCACCCTGCGCAAGGCGCTCATGGCCTGGGGCGTGCCGGAAGAGGTCAAGACCGACAACGGCTCGGACTATGTGAGCCGCCACATGTCGAGCCTGTTCCTGGGTCTGGACATCCGGCGGACGCTGTGCGCGCCGTTTCAGCCCCAGCAAAAGCCTTTCATCGAGCGCGCCCTGGGCACCTTCTCCCATGACCTGGTGGAGTACCTGCACGGCTACGTCGGCCACAACGTGGCCGAGCGCAAGGACATTGAAGCCCGGCGCAGCTTTGCCCAGCGCCTTATGCGTCAGGGAGAAGATCCGGTGGAGCTGCGCATGTCGCCCGTGGAGCTGCAAGAGTTCTGCGACCGCTGGACCGATGACGTGTATGGCCGCAAGCCGCACACCGGCCTGAAGGGCAAGAGCCCCTGGCAAGTGACTGCCGAGTGGGCGCACCCGGTGCGCCGCATTCAGGACGAGCGCGCCCTGGACGTGCTTTTGCTGCCTGCCCCTGGTGGCGAGGGCCTGCGCCGCGTGGGCAAGAAGGGCATCCGCCTGGAGGGCGGTTACTACGACCACCCGCTGCTGGGCGGCATGGAAGGCCGCGACGTGCTGGTGCGGCTCGACGAGGCGGACGTGGGCGCCATTTACGTGTTCGACCTGGACGGCCCGTTTGTGTGCCGGGCGCTTTGCCCGGAGATCGCGGGCGTGTCCCGCCGCGATGTGGCCCTTGGCCGCAAGCGCCGCCAGCAGGTGGTCATGGCCGAAGGCAAGAAGATGCTGCGCGACGCCGCCCGCAAGGCCAACACCAAGGACATTGCCCAGGAGATTCTGGACAGCCGCCGGGCCGAGGCCGCCAAGACGCTTGCCCTGCCCAGAATCGGCGAGGCCTACGAGACTCCGGCCCTTGTGGAGGCCGGGCTTGCCGCCCGCGCTACAGACGCGCCCCTGCCCGCGCCTATTACCCCAGACGAAACGGCCCGGCTGGAGGCCATCGCGGCGGAAATGGCCACGGCCACGCCCGCGCCGGAACAGCCGGAAACCCGCTTTACGCGCGCGCTGCACCTGGAGCGCATGGCGGAGCAAGGCAAGGACTTGAAGCCGAGCCTGGCCAACTGGCTGAGCGTGTATCAGCACACCCCGGAATACCGCAGCTACAAAGGACTTTATGAGGAATTCGGCGATTCGTGGCTGCCGCTGACGGTGGCTACCGCCGGAGGCTAGAGACGGCGCGGCCCCGCAGACGCGCCAACGTCAACGGGGCCTTGAAATGGACAAGAACAACAACGGAGGAAAGCATGACGAAAGAAAGCGGACAAGTCAACGCAGGCCAGAATGTGGCCCCCACGCCCGGCAGCATAGCGCCCTTACGCAACGTGGCCCTGTTCTCGGCCCTGGTGGACCGCGTGATGCACCGCCCCGTGGGTTTGCCGGGCATGGCCACCTTCCACGGCCCCAGCGGCCTGGGCAAGAGCTGTTGCGCCATCTACGCGGCGAACAAACACCGGGCCTATTACGTCCAGGTGCGCAGCGTGTGGACGCGCAAGCACATGCTGGTCAGCATCCTGGCTGAAATGGGCATCCGCCCGGCCGGGACTATCCCCGAAATGATGGACCAGGTGGGCCAGCAGCTCTCGCTCTCCTCCCGCCCGCTCATCATCGACGAAGCCGATTACCTGCTGGCCAAGGGCATGATCGAACTGGTTCGCGATATTTATGAATCCAGCCAGGCCGCCATTATCCTCATTGGTGAGGAAGGTCTGCCGCAATCCCTCAAGCGTTTTGAGCGGGTGCATGGCCGCATGCTTGATTGGCAGGCCGCCGAGCCCGCCAACGCGAACGACGCCCGCGTGCTGGCGAAGTTCTACTGCCCCTCGGCAACCGTGGGCGAGGACCTGCTGGCCCGGCTGCTGGAAGCTTCCGCTGGGTCCGTGCGGCGCATCTGCGTGAACCTGGACCGTGTGCGTGAATTCGCGGCCGAGCGTGGCCTGGGGCAGGTGAGCCTGGCGGACTACCAGGGCGAGATCTTCACCGGCAGCCCGGCGGGAGCGCGGAGGAGCGCATGAGTCGCAAACCCATTGTGACTCTGGCCGCCGGGGGCAAGCCTTATGGGCGGCAAGCCATGTGGGAGGCCATGCGCGGATTGTGGCGCTTTACCCGCGCGGACCTCGATTATTTGAATGTCGAACGTGACACTGTGCGCAGCTATCTCCGTTCGCTCGTAAAGGCCGGATACGTGGTTGTGGCTGTATCGCAAGGGCACCACGCACCGGCCGTGTATGAGCTTGTTAACGATGTGGGGATGGAGGCCCCGCGACTGCGCCGCGACGGTTCCCCCGTGGAGCAAGGCCAGGCCCGCGAGCACATGTGGCGGGCTATGAAAATGCTGCCCAGCTTCAACTTTTTGGATATCGCCGTAACCGCCGGGACTGAGGAGGTGCGCGTTACCGAGCAGGACGCCAAGGACTACGTGAAGCATCTGTGGCGGGCCAAGTACTTGGCCGTGCTGAAGCCCGCCACCAAGCGGACCAAGGCCGTGTACAAGCTGGCGCGCAACACCGGCCCCAAGCCGCCCATGGTGACGCGGGCCAAGATCGTGTTTGACCCCAACCTGGGCAAGATCGCCTGGGTTGAGGAGGTGGAGCCATGAGCGCCACCGCAAAGACCAAGGCCGTGGACGTGGCCCGCGCCACTTGGGCGGAGCTTGGCGGCTGCCCGGACTGGATCACCGCCCTGGCCGAGGAATGCGACCGCACCAGCCAGCGGGCCGTTGCCGCGCGGATCGGCTACAGCGCCGGGGCCGTGAACCAGGTGCTGGCCAACAAATACAACGCCCCCACAACCAACATCGAGCAGGCCGTGCGCGGGGCCTTTCTGGCCGCCGTGGTGGCGTGCCCTGTCCTGGGTGAACTCGCGGCGGACAGCTGCCTGGAGCGCCAAAAGCAGCCCTGGGGCTCCAGCCCGTTGCGGCTGCGCTTGTTCAAGGCCTGCCGCGCCGGTTGCCCCCATAGCCGCATCAACGCCAACACCAAGGAGGCCACATGATCACCGAGAAAATCGACAGCGTGACCAAGACCCTGCGCGGCCTGGGCGGCCAGGTGCATCCCGAGGTGTACGAGCTGCTGCGCGTTGCTTGCGCGGAGCTGGACGACGCCAAAACGAGCGCGGAGCAGCTGGAAGGGGCCGTGCTGTCCATCACCCACACCGTCAACGCTTTAACCATCCAATAAGGAGCGCATCATGCCCGAAGGATATTTGGAAAACGCCCAGGGGCACTTGGTGCCGCTGGATCGCGTGCAGGACATCGACAGGGCGCGCGACGAGCTCGTGCAGGAAAAGGTGGCCAAGGTTGTGGCCATGAACAAGGAGCTGGCCAAGCTCAAGGTGGAGCTGCTGGCCGATGTGGGGGCGTTCGTCTCCCTCTCCGCAGAGAAGTATGGCGCGAAAATCGGCGGAACCAAGGGCAACGTGACCCTGCACTCCTATGACGGCCGGTACAAGATCGTTCGTCAAATGGCGGATACCATCACTTTCGGCGAACAGCTGCAAGCCGCAAAGGCCCTCATCGACGAATGCCTGCGCGATTGGACCGAGGGAGCGAGGACGGAGATCCAGGCGCTCATTGACCAGGCCTTCCAGGTCGACAAGGCGGGCAACATCTCCACAACCCGCATCCTGGGGCTGCGCAGCATCAAGATCACCGAGGAGCGCTGGGTGAAGGCGATGCAGGCCATAGGCGACAGCATCCTTGTCACGGACACAAAGCCCTATGTCCGCGTCTACCAGCGCCGGACAGACGGCGCGTACACCGCCATCCCGCTGGATATGGCGGCGGTCTGACTCCTTACGCCGAGGAGAAGAGGCCATGCACCAATATCGAATCAACAGGCGGGGAGGAGATGTGCTTGTCCGAAAGTGTGAGCACCAGCAGGAAACATGCAGCGATTGCCCTTTCTGGACGGCTTGTCTCCCTCTGGCGAGCTTCTGCGGGAAAAACGCGGACAAGAAGGCCAAAGCATATCTGAAGAAACTGAACCCAAACGGACGGCTCGCCATAGATGACGCCGCACGCCCGCAACCCTCTAACCGCAAGGGAGCACGCACATGACCAAGAAAGACCTGATCAATCTGGTGAACCAGAAGCTCGACGGCAAGCACGGCTCGAACATTAAGCGCGTGGAGGACACCCTGGAAGCCCTGGGCGAGGTCGCCCAGGAGACGCTGAAGAACGGCGGCGAGGTGACCTTTCCTGGGCTTGGCAAGCTGGTGGTGGTGGCGACCAAAGCTCGGGCGGGCCGGAACCCCAAAACGGGCAAGGAGATCGAAATCCCGGCCGGGCGCAAGCCGAAGTTCCGGCCCGGCAAGGAACTGACCGAGGCCCTGAAGATTTAGATGCAAGCGAAACCGCCCACATGGGCGGTCGCCGGGGCGTGGTTGCCTCGGCCTGATGAGCAGCCAACGGAGGGAACATGGGCAAAAAGAAGGTGGTTCAGGCACCAAGGCGTGTTCAGGATGAAGCGGCAGATGCGCTTTACCGCGCTAAGAATGTGCGCCTCATCGTGAAGAAAGGTCCCAAGACGGTCCGCTACACCATCACTTTCAGCGTACCGCAGGAGCCGCAAAAATGATCACTCAAGAAATGCTAACCGCCATGACTCATGATGTTCTGACGCACGCGCAAAAGCATCTTTATGAGGCTTTCGACATCCTGCGGGCGTTAGACAGTGGGCGGCTTTCATTGGGCGAGAAACTGACGCTCATCGCCAGCCTCAAGGACCATGTTGGCATCGTCCAGGGCGACGCGGGGCGTGCCCTCAATATCATTGGAGATTGAGCCATGACATCCTCCTCCCGCTTTGTCGTTGCGCGCGCCCAGCTAGGCTCGCCCATTGTGCGCGATACCAAAACCGCCAAGCCCGTGGCGGTGTTCCCCCGCGACCCGGATATGGCGAAGGAATCGGCCGACGTGGCCGCCATGTGCAAGGCCAGCATCTGCGCCCAGGCGCTCAACCGCGTTCACGCCGAGCTGGTGTGGAAGCAACAGCAGGAGGGGGGCAGGCGCTAGCTTGCCCCGGAACCATGGCAGAACGTAGGCAAAAATCAGGTTCCGTTTTGCTCCGAATTGGGGGCAAAGACCGTGCCGGGCGCGTCCTCGAAATCTACTCCGCCGAGCAGTGGCCAGAGCAGAGAGAGGCCGACACCGGGCTGTACCGCGTGCGCATCAATGAGCGCTGGGTGAGCCTCGGCGGCCAAAAGTACACATTTTTCACGCCCGAACAGCTCGGCCAGGTCATCGCCAAAGAGCTGACCAACCCCGGCGCGCTGGTGGCGCTGGAGCGCCCCGCCCCGGACTTCCGCAAAGGGCAGTGGGTGAGCTGGCGCAAGCCCAGCGGAATCTCGCACACGACCAAGCTGGCCAGTGATCCCATCATGTGGATTGACGGCCAATGGCGCGTTCTCATCAGCGACTACAAGCACGGTGTGATCCTGGTTTGCTGCGACGAACTGGTTAGCCTGGACCGCTTTGGACGGGAGGTGGCCCGATGATCTGGCGCGCCTTCGTCTTCTTCGACGTGCTGACCGTCGGCAACTACGTCTACCGCGATCACGGCGAGGCCGCCGCCTGGGCGGCGATGGGCGTGTTACTCGCCGTATTGCTGCCCCTGTCCCAAGTCGTGTCGTACCTGGCCAAGATTGAAAAGCACATGGCCGAGCAAAAGGACCTGCTGACTAAGATCCTCAAGGGGTATGTGAGATGACTTTCGACACCCGCAAGGGCCTGCTGGCCAAGATCCACATCGCCAAGGCGCAGCTGGGCCTGGACGATGACGCGTACCGCGCCGTCCTGGCCGCACATGGTGTGGAGTCCGCCAAGGACCTAGACACAAAGGGCCTGGAGGCTGTGCTCACGCACATGGAGAAGCTGGGCTGGGAGGCCAAAGTGGCCCGCACCCGCAAGCGCGACAAGCACGCCGCACCCGCGAACCTGGCCAGGGGCGGCCGCAAGGGCGCGGCCAAGCCCTACGACCGCTCCGCGCTCATGACCAAGATCGAAGCCCTGCTGGCCGACAAGGGCCGGGAACAGGGAAAGCACGTGCCGTGGGACTACGCGGCTGCGATCCTGCTGCGCATGTACAAGGTGGACCGTCTGGAGTGGGCCACGGCCGAGCAGCTCAAAGGCGTCATGGTGGCCCTCCTGAAGGGCGGCAAGCGCAAGAAGAGTCTGGCGCCGCCGGTGCCTGAGGTGGAGCATGCCGCACCCTAGCGCGCCCGCGCACGAAATCTCCCCGGCCCTGCTGGCGCAGTTGCCCGGCGTGCTGGCCTTGGTGGCGCAAGCCGCAGGGGTCAGGGCCGCTGTGGCCATTGCCAAGGCGCGTGGCGGCGGTCGGGCCTACATCCCCGCGCCGGATGCCCTGCACGACAAGCACTGGCTGGCGCAGGCTGTTGGCCTGGAGGCCTCCGTGGCCATCGCCAAGGCTCTGGGAAGCGGTGAAGTGGAGGTGCCCCTTGGCCCCTTTGCGGGCAACCGTGCCCAGGTTTGGGCAGCCATTGAACGCGGGTTGAACGCTGGTTTATCCGTGGAGCAGGCCGCGCGCCAAGTGGGCGTGGCGGCGAGGACTGTGAGAAGACACAAGAGTGGGGAGACGGGGAGAGAAGCCGAGGGGTGGTGCAAGCTGCCAACCGACTAAAATCAAAAAAATCTCTACAAAAAATATAGAGCAGTATCGATTTAACGAAATACTAATTGCAAAGAAGGAGCCTTTAGAATAAGGGAGAGAACCAAACTTTAGGATGTCTGAAGATGCCAGCAACCAAGCTTCATCTTGATAAAATTGAAAACAGTATCCCTGCGATTTTGCCGGGAGAAAGTCCGTATTACAGAAATGCCTGTGTGGCAGTTCTCAGCTCAGAAGGTCACTCCAGCGGAACTCAGCTCACAGTCTACCACGATTCTGGACGAAAAACATATGAAATAGAATGGGACGGGGAAGTCTCCGAGCAACACAGGCGTGCCCATGCCAATCTAAGTGATGCAGTTGAATTGGGTGCCTGTGTTCTTGCAATGTTACTAATAAGAGACTTGACGTCTTATACAACGGTTGAGAAGGCTGTATATGGGACAAACGTTGATTATTATCTCAGCCCAAAAACGAATGATGATTTCTTGATTTTCAATAACACAAAGCGATTAGAGGTTTCCGGAATCCGCAGAGAAGACAAGAGGAATACTGTACAAAAGAGATTGCAAGAAAAAATCGACCGCGTTGACAGTGATTTGTCAACATTTTATTGTGTAATTGAATTCGGCTTCCCCTGGGCAGCGATGGTATCTTGTCATGAGTAGCGTACGCGAATTACACGACAGGGCAATGTCGTTAGTCTCCGCTTCCGACATTGCTAAACGCGAGGGTAACGTCGCCCTCTCCGCTGAACACGCCCTATCTGCGGCAAACCTTGAGTTTGAAGCCGCATCACTTATCCCTGCCGTAATGGCAAGTGAACCGACTCGGTCAATCCTTATGAACAGTGCCGCCTCACTTGCTGTCCGCTCTGGATCATATGATTTTGCCGAGCACTTATTTCATTCTGCAATGCTTGGTTTCCCACCAAAGCATATCGAAAATAACCTGCGGGACATTTACGACGAGATACAGTTTATGCGTCATCTCGAAGTAAGGAACGTTGTTCTGGAAGATGCTGACATTCAGCTTAGCCTAGACGGCATAGACGTGTCTCCCGGGTTTGTCTTTTATCAACATCTTCGTGCTCGTGTTGGAACAATCGAAGCACTGCTGCGTAGGACATACAACAGACTGATAGAAAAACCATGGAGTGATTTCCGAAAGAAAACGGCTTTACCGTATTTTTCAACAGCCTTATCTGTTCCGCGTATTGCTTCTTTCGCTGTCACAATTCGCTTAACAAGGCCTGTCGGAGCCCAACTGTCGCTTCCTATTGTCGATGCTAAGCGCGTAATTGACGAGGTTCTTGATACTGTACGGCTTATTCAAGAAGGCCATGAAAATCTTTTAGAAAAAAGAATTCCTGACCCAGCATATCGTCGCCACTTTATGCTACATGCTCGCGAGCTTGCTCCGGACGGTGAAAGAATTCGAACGGTTGGGCTTACATCGCAAGGTAATAAAGTTGCCTTTCGCCGCAGTCGCTCTGAACTTACTGGCCTTTCGGCTACGCAAGGCAGTGACATGTCCGACAGATTAGGCCCGATCACGGTTGTCGGGACTCTCGACGAAGCTCGTAAGCGTAAAAACAGCATTGTACTCCGCACAGAGAATAACGAAGAGTATTGGGTGAAAGTCCTTGATGGGATGGAGGACATAGTCCGTTCGAATTTTGCCAGAAATGTAACAGTCATTGGCACAATTAAACCCAGCAAATCACCAAGTCAGAATTCCAAAAAATGGATTCTTCCCGAGAGCATTACGGGGGAGGACCTCTAGTGTACAGCTGGCAAAGTCTTGAAATACGTTTTTCTCACATAGAGTTAAATATGGATTTCATATGAGCGGGTTAGTCCTTGAACTTCAGCGAGATGCCCTCGATCATACTGTTGCCACCACACAGCTTTTGCGCAAGGCGTTAGTCGTCTCACGCAAGCTTAATGTCAAACATGTTGTTGAGTGGCTCACTAATGAGTTGAACGGGTATCCACAAGGTTCCGTAATTCCTGAATACAGAAAAATAACAGGGCAAATAATGGCTTTTAACCCATTCCATGGGTGGCAACCAATCCATTTCCCCGATGATGAAATGGCTAAGCCATTTAGGGAAGTATTCATAAATCAAAAAGCCGCTGAGCTTGAATCGTTGGTGGAGAGTAAGGAACAATTTCTTCTGAGCAGAATTTCAGAAAAAAAAGCGCAATGTCTTAGACAGCTAATTGACATGGATTTGGATGTGGCCATCCATCTCCAGCGTATTCACGTTACTGGAATTCTTGATGCTGCGAGAAACAATGTCCTTGAGTTCGCACTTCAACTTGAACAAGAAGCTGTCCTTGGAGAAGGTCTTTCATTTTCGGACAACGAAAAGCAATCCGCCAGCAAAGTTACGTACAATGTAACGAATAACATAGGGGAGATGAATCACTCACAAATACAACAGCAAGCATCTGGAACACAAAAAGTATATACACAAGAATCCCTTGCGAAGTTGATTCAAGCATTGGGTGCTGTCTCGAAAGATATCAAATCTCTTGGAATTGACGATGTCGCCCAGCGCGAACTACTCGCTCAAATTTCCACAGTACAATCACAAGCTGGATCGCCTACACCAAAACACGGCATTATTGTTGAGTCTTTACATTCAGTGCGTGAAATTCTTGAAAATGTCACAGGTAATTTATTGGCGTCTGGTGCTCTTATGGAAATTTCAAAACTACTTGGATGTTGATGACCTCAAGAACGGCTATTTTGTTAAGTTGATCGCCCTTGACTCCTCCCACCCCCACGTGCCATTTTCTGCATACGGCCTAATCCCCATTCGCCCCTGACATTTGTCCGCGTTAGCGCGCAGCCCCTGCCCAAGTAATCTCGCCTCCACTGCGGCGTCTTGCCGCTCGTAATCCCTCCGTCTCCTCCCGGTCTGCGCCGGGTCGGGAGGAGAACCGGGGAAAAACGTGGAGGCCCTCACATGGGACGCACCAACCGCCAGGGGCTGGACATCATCCAGTGCTACGAAACCCTGCGCCTCACCGCCTACCTTTGCCCAGCGGGCAAGTGGACCATCGGCTGGGGCCACACCGGGCCGGATGTCTATCCCGGTCTGACCATCACCGCAGACGAGGCCGACCAGTTGTTCCAAACCGACCTGGCGCGTTTTGAAACCGCCGTGGACGAGCTGCTCGCCGTGCCGGTTACGGGCAACCAGTTCAGCGCCTTGGTCTGCTTCACCTACAATGTGGGCGAGGGTGACGACGGTCTGGCTGGCTCCACGCTGCTGCGTAAGCTGAACGCGGGCGACCTGGACGGCGCGGCCCGCGAGTTCCCCCGCTGGAACCGCTCTAAGGGCCGCGTGCTCCTCGGCCTTACCCGCCGCCGCGCTTCCGAACGCGCCCTGTTCTGCACCCCCGGCGACGGAACCGACGCCGAGGAGGCCGCGTGAACCCGCTGCGCCTATTCAATTCCGCAGCTGCCCCCACCGAGGCGCACACCGCCCTCGTGCTGGTGGCCTTCATCGTTCTGGTGCTCTTCCAGGGCTTCGCCCTGTGGAAGGGGCAAGAGTTCAGCGCAAGCGCCTTTGGCGAGGCCCTGGGTGTCGTCATGGGCGGCGGCGGCGTGGCCGCGCTGGGCCAAGGATACCTCACACGGGAGCGTGCGCGGGCCGGTGCAAGCGTGCGGCCCGACAACCCCGACGCACCCGGCGCAGGAGGCCGCTAATGGATCTTTCCAAACTGACTGAGGCCCTGACCTCCACCACCGAACGCAAGCTGGCCCTCGGCCTTGGCGTGACGCTCGTCCTCGTGCTGCTCTACTTGGCAGTGTTCTACGGCGGTTACCGCCACGGGCGCAGCACGGCCACGGCCGAAGGTGACGCCAAGTACACCAAGCTGGAAAAAGCGCAGGCGGACGCCTGGGCCGAAAGCAAGGCCAAGGCGCTGGACCGTTACGTGCTGGCCACCCAGCGCGCGGACCAGCTGGCCACGGAGCACCAGGCCGCCCAGGAGCGCCTGGCCGATACCCGAACCCTCATCCTGAAGGAGATACCCCATGCGACGGCTGGCCTTGCTGCTTGTGCTTTTGGCCCTGATTTCCTGCGCACATACAACCGAGCCCTCGGTCTCGGTGGCCCCGGAGTGCCCGAAGCCGCCGGTCCCGGCGAGCCTGCGGCAGACAACGCCACCGCCCGCACCGCTGACGCCGGGGTACGCGGCGGCCCACCCGTAACGGCCAGCCCGGCGGACCTGCTCACCCACGCGGCCGACTACGGCAAATGGTGCTGGGACACGGCCGACCAGCGCGACAAACTGCTCAAACTGCTGACCGAGGAGGCTCGCCCGTGACGCTTTCTGAATTGTGGGCCGCTATTACCCCCTGGATGCAGGTGCTCTCGGTTGTCGGAGCTATTGTGCAGTGCCTCGGCGTGTGGGCGCTCTGGAGCCTGACCAAGAAGTTTGTCACCCGCGAGGACTGCACCGCCTGCCGCGAAAAGCTGGAAGCACGCATCAAGACACAGGAGGACAGCGCGGGCGAGCTGCACCACGCCGTGGCCCAAGCCGCGCCCAAGGAAGCCCTGGCCAGCGTGGACAAGGCCGACGAGACGCTGAAAGGCGAGATCAAAGCGCTGGTGGCCACAATCCAAGGACTGAAGGACCAGCAGTATGGCCTGTCGCGGCAGGTTGGCCTGCTCATGCAACACCATCTTGGAGGGAACCGGTGAACAGCTTTGAACGCCTGTTGAACGAGGACCGCCGCCTGATGATTCTGCGCCTGTTGGCCCAGGACCCCGGCTACCGCGCCAACGTGTATGTGCTGCGCCCGGCGCTCGATGCCGTTGGCCACACGGTGAGCTTGGACAAGGTGGAGGCCGACCTGGCCTGGCTGGCAGAAATGGGCCTCGTCACGGTCGCCCAGGCTTCCGGCGTCACCGTGGGCACGCTCACCCAGCGCGGGGCGGACGTGGGGGCCGGGCGCGCTACCGTGCCCGGCGTGAAGCGGCCCGAGCCCAGCGGGCCGGAGGTTTAGGCCATGCCGCGCAAGTCCACCGTCCGCCGCCTGCCGCCAGAGATCCGCGAGCAGATCGGCGCGCTGCTCGAACAGGGCCGCACCTTGAGCGAGATCACCGCGCACCTCACCCAGCTGGGCGCGGAGGTCTCCCGCTCGGCCCTGGGCCGGTACAAGCAACGTCTGGACAAGGTGGGGGAAAAGCTGCGCCGTTCGCGCGAGGTGGCCGAGGCGCTCATCGCCAAGCTGGGCAATGCCCCGGAATCCAAGGCCCTGCGCCTCAACGTGGAGCTGCTGCACGGCGTGCTTACGGACTTGGCGTTGAACGCCAACGAAGAGAGCGAAGGCGGCGAAGCGGCCGAGGGCAAGGCAGTGACCTTAGATCCCATGGGGGCCATGCTGCTTTCCAAGGCCCTTGACCACCTTGCGCGGGCCAGTAAGGCCGATGCCGAGCTGGTGGGCAAGATCAGGGAACAGGCCGAAGCCGCCGCGCGTAAAGCAGCGGCGGAAACCGCCGTCACCGCCGCGCGCAAGGGCGGGCTCTCCGCTGAATCGGCGGACGCCATCCGCCGCGAAATTTTGGGGATCAAATGAGCGCGCCCGCTGTCCTTTTGCCCTATCAGCAGGCCTGGGTCGCGGACCAATCGCCGGTCAAGGTGGGCGAAAAGAGCCGCCGCGTGGGCTTTTCCTGGGCCGAGGCCGGAGACGATGCCCTTACCGCCGGTTCCATGCCCGGCGCGGGTGGCATGGACTGCTGGTATGTGGGCTACAACCAGGACATGGCCAAGGAATTCATCCGCGACGTGGCGGACTGGGCGCGCCAGTACAACCTGGTGGCGGGTGAGGTGCAGGAGGAATACCTGAAGGACGAGGACAAGGACATCCTCACCTTTGTGGTGCGCTTCGCCTCCGGCTACCGGGTCACGGCGCTTTCCAGCCGCCCCAGCAACCTGCGCGGCAAACAGGGCGTGGTGGTCATCGACGAGGCCGCGTTCCACGACCAGTTGGACGAGCTGCTCAAGGCCGCCTTTGCGCTCCTCATCTGGGGCGGCAAGGTGCGCATCATAAGCACCCACAACGGCACGGACAACCCGTTCAACGAGCTGGTGCTTGACGTGCGCGCCGGAAAGAAGCCCTACAGCCTGCACCGCGTGGAGTTCCGCGAGGCCGTGAACCAGGGCCTGTACAAGCGCATCTGCCTGGTGAGCGGCAAGACATGGACCCAGGAGGCCGAGGACGCCTGGGTGCGCGAGCTGTACGAATTCTATGGCGAGTCCGCCTCGGAGGAGTTGGACGTCATTCCACGCGCGGGCGGCGGGGCCTGGCTGACGCGGGCGCTCATCGAATCCGCCATGCAAGAGGGTGTGCCGGTGTTCCGCCTGCACAAGCCGGACGAGTTCACCTTGCTTCCGGCGCAAATTCGCGAGGCTGAAACCCGCGATTGGTGCGAGGAATTCCTTGCCCCGGCCCTGGCCGCGCTGGACCCCACCCTGGACCACTTTTTGGGCGAGGACTTCGCCCGCTCCGGCGACTTGACCGACCTGTGCCCGCTGGCCCAGGCGCAGAACCTGGACCTGCGCGTGCCCTTTGTTGTGGAGCTGCGCAACATGCCCTTCGAGCAGCAGCGGCAGATCGTTTTCTACATTCTGGACCGGCTGCCGCGCTTCCGGGCCGCCGCTTTCGATGCGCGCGGCAACGGCCAGTACCTGGCCGAGGTGGCCATGCAGCGCTACGGCCCCGGCCGCATAGCCCAGGTGATGCTTTCCGTGGAGTGGTACCGCGACAACATGCCCCCGCTCAAGGCCGCCCTGGAGGATAAGACGCTTTCCGGCCTGCCCAAGGACGCGGACATATTGGCCGACCTGCGTTCCGTGCGCATGGAAAAGGGCGTGGCCAAGGTGCCGGACAACGCCCGCGTGCGCGGAGCGGACGGACGCGACCGGCACGGCGACTTTGCCGTGGCCATCGCCATGGCGCACTTTGCCGTGCGGACCATGGAGCCCGTGGCCATCGAATACGAATCCCTGAACCAGCCGCGCTTCACCACGCGCCTGGCCGACTACTAGCCCGGAGGAACCATGGCCACCCCCAAGAAGCCCAAAACGCCCGCCATGAAGGAGCTGCGGCAGGAGATCGCCACCGTTGACCGGGATATCCTGTTTCCGGCCTTCGACGGCATTCTGCGCAATCTGGACGACACCCTGCTGACGCGGGGCGGCGCGGAAGGGCTCAAGATTTACGACAATCTGGAGCGCGACGGCTCGGTCTACGGCTACCTGAGCAAGCGCAAGCTGGCCGTTACCGCACGGGCGTGGGAGGTTGTGCCCGGCGGGCCAGGGGCCAAGGAAAAGAAGGCCGCCGAAGTGGTGAAGGCCATGTTGGAGACCGTGGGCTTCGACCGGCTGTGCAAGAACCTGATGGACGCCGTGCTGAAGGGCTTCGCCGTGGCCGAGATACTGTGGGAGACCGACGGCGCCACCTACTTTCCGCGCGAGATCAAGCCCAAGAACCAGCGCCGCTTCCACTTCGACACGGACGGGGCCTTGCGCCTGCTCACCCCGCAGGACATGTACCAGGGCGAGCCGGTGCCGGAGCGCAAATTCATCGTGCATACCTTTGGCGACAAGGACGGCTCGCCCTACGGCCTGGGCCTGGGCTCCAGGCTCTTTTGGTACGTGCTGTTCAAGCGCGAGGACTTCCGCTCCTGGCTGCTCTTCCTGGACAAATTCGCCAGCCCCACGGCCGTGGGCAAATACCCGCCGGGCTCGGCCAAGACAGAACAGGATAAGCTGCTGGCCGCCCTGGGGGCCATTGCCCGCGATGCCGGGGTGGTCATTCCCGAAGGCATGGCCATTGAGCTGCTGGAGGCCAAGCGGTCCACCGCAGGCAGCCACGAGGCCTTTTGCCGCTACCTGGACGAGCAGATAGGGCTCATCATCCTGGGCGACGCGCCAGGCGCGAAGGACAGCGGCGGCGCGCTGGCCAGCGCGGCCATACTGCGCAACGAGGTGCGTTTGGAGCTGGTGGCGGACGATGCCGACCTGCTTTCGGCCACGCTGAACAAGACCTTGCTCACGTGGATCACGGAGCTGAACGTGCCGGGAGCCCTGCCCCCCACAGTGTGGCGAGACGTGAAGCCTGCGGAGGACCAGACCGCCCGGAGCCAGCGCGACAAGAACCTTGGCTCCCTGGGCTTCCGGCCAACCCTCAAGACTGTGCAGGAGACCTACGGCGGCGAGTGGGAGCCTATTCCCGGCTTCGGCGCGGGCAAGGGCGGTCCCATCAGCGACACCCCAACGGCTTCCGACGGGGCGGACGCTTCGGCCTTTGCCGAGGGCGGCGACGCTGTCGAAAGCTACCCGGCCCAGCTGGCGCTTGATGACGCGGCGGACAACCTGCCTGCCGATGAACTGGACGCGGCCATGCGCGCTCTCATCAAGCCCGTGGTGGCCATGCTGGCCCAGGGCGGCAGCCCAGAGGACGCCATGACCAGGCTTGCGGAGATCTACCCGGACCTGGACGCCACCAGCCTGGCCACCCAGCTGGCCCGCGCCATGTTCGTGGCCCAGGTTTGGGGCAGGCTTTCCGCCGAAAGCGAAGGCTAGCCCATGCTTGAAATGCCGGACCTTTCTTACGCCCTGGGCCTGCCGCCGGAGCGGGCCATCAAGTATTTTGAGGCCAAGGGCTACGCCTTCTCGTGGGACTGGCGCGAGGTATGGCAAGAGGCCCACGCCAAGGCCTTCACCGTGGCTGGCGTTATGAAAATGGACGTGCTGACGGACATTCGCGCGGGCGTTGAACAGGCGTTGATAGAAGGGAAAACGCTCTCCCAATTCGAACGCGAGCTTGAGCCGCTGCTGAAAAAGCGCGGTTGGCTGGGCAAGGGCGAAGTGCGCAACGCCCTGACCGGCGAGGTGGAGGGCCGCCGCCTGGCCCCGAACCGCCTGGCCACCATCTACCGTACCAACATGCAGAGCAGCTACATGGCCGGGCGCTACCAGCGCTTTGTGGAGAACGCGGCGGCCCGGCCCTTTTGGGAATACGTGGCCGTCATGGACAACCACACCCGGCCGGAGCACGCGGCCTTGAACGGCCTGGTCTTTCCGGCGGGCGATTCTTTCTGGAATTCGTACTGGCCGCCCAATGGCTGGCGCTGCCGTTGCCGCGTCATCGCCCTCACGCATGGCGAGGCCCACGCCGAGGGCCGCACCGTGCAGGACTCCGAAGGGCACATGTCCGAAAAGGAGGTGCCCACGGGCAAAGCCCGGCCTGGCCAGCCCGCGCTCAAGGCCAAGGTGGCCACCTTCGAGCTGCGGCCCGGCCTGTCCATCTCGCCGGACCCCGGATTCAGCTACAACCCCGGTAAGGCCGCCTGGCCGGAGCTGCAAGACGTGCTGGCCAGGAAAATGGAGGCTGCCCCCCAGGCCTTTGCCTCCCAGATCGCGCGCGAGCAGGCCCTGGGCCCAGGCTTCAAGGCGTTCCACGCCAAGCCGCAAGGCGATTGGCCTATAGCCAAACTGCCGCCCGAGGACGCCAAGGCCATAGGCTCGCGCACGGCAACGGTGTTGCTCTCTGCGGACACCATGAAAAAGCAGCTGCGGGAGCATGCGGAGCTTGCGCCGGAGGAATACGAAAAAGCTCAGGTGGCCATCGACGCGGGGAGCAAGGTGCAGGATTCGCCGACCTCCTTGGTTTACATCCTGGAGGAAACGGGCAAAGGCGCGGGCGGTTACGTGACCGTGGTCAAGGCCACGCACACGGGCAAGGCAGCATTTTTGACAAGCCTGCGGCGGCTCTCGCGTGACGAGGTGAAGCGGGACATGGAGATACAGCGGCTGCTGAAGAAGAGCGGAAAATGACGAAGGCTGCCTTATCCTTTCGGAGTAATGCAGCCTTCAACATGGCGGGTGGTGGGGCCTCCCTCCGCTTGCGCGGCAACCCCACATGGCGCTCCGTGGGCAAATCCACGTGCTACGGCCGGGAGTATGTCACCGTGTCGCACCCGTTAATTGGCATATAGGACTGACCACAAAGGAAGTCAAATGTTCCAGCTAAAAATTGACTCGGCCCGTGCCGCCCACGCGCTGGAGATGCTGCGCGTTTCCTGCCTGGACGCCTCCCCGGCCATGCGGGCCATTGCGGGAGACATGGAGCGCGCCGTGGAGAAGAACTTCGCCAGCCAGGGCCGCCCGGCCTGGCTTGGCCTTGCGCCGGGGACCATCGCCTCGCGCATCAGGAGCGGCACCTGGCCTGGCAAGATTCTCTGGCGCTCTGGCCAGCTGGCCAGCAGCATCGAGATACGCTCCGACGCCACCAGCGCCACCGTGGGCACCAACCTGGCGTATGCGGCCATTCAGCAGCTTGGCGGCCGCACCCGCGCGCACACCATTACCGCGCGCAAGGGCAAGGCCTTGGCCTTCGGCGGCATCTTCCGGCGTTCGGTCCACCACCCAGGCTCCAACATCCCGGCCAGGCCTTTCCTGGCGCTGGACGTGAGCGACGAGCGGGAAATCCAAAACACCGTGCTTTTGTTCCTCCAGGGGCGGTTCGAGTAGAACAGGCACGAGAGAGTTTAGAGGAGTTTCCTGGCACGTTGACCGCCGGAATCCATTAAACAACGGATTAAACGCCTCTGACGCGTTTCTATGGCCCTCCACGCGTCCGACCTCGTCTTAACTGAGCAGGGCTTGCAATCCCTTCCCGTTTCGGCATAGGGTCGCGGCACCCCTCCCCCGACCAAAAATCCCCGAAGAATCTTACTGCCCCGGACATTTGTCCGCGTTATGCCGCGTCTTGGTTTCAGCCATGATGCGGCCATGAAGACACCCGCACCCATCCACATCTTCCGGCCCGGCACGCACACGGACGTCAGCGGCAAGACCCTGGCCTTCGGCGAGACCGAGCTGGAAGCGTCGGCAAAGGCCTACGACCCGGCCCTGTTTGAGGCTCCCCTCGTGGTGGGGCATCCGCAGCTCGACGCCCCGGCCTATGGCTGGGTCGAATCCCTCGATTTCTCCCAGGACGGCCTGACCGCCGAGCCTCGCCAGGTGGACCCCGCGTTCGCCGAGCTGGTGCGCGCTGGCCGCTACAAAAAAATCTCCGCCTCGTTCTACCAGCCCAACTCGCCCGCCAACCCCGTGCCCGGCGTTTTCTACTTGCGCCACGTGGGGTTCCTGGGGGCCGCCGCTCCTGCGGTGAAGGGCCTCAAATCCGTGGCCTTTGCCCAGGCCGAGGAGGGCGTGGTGGAATTTTCAGAGGACGCCTGGGCGGAACGGCAGAACGCCAGCCTGTGGCGCGGCCTGCGCGAATGGCTCTTGGCCAAGTTCGGCCAGGAAGAGGCGGACAAGGCCGTGCCCGGCTACTCGGTGGAGACTGTGGAGGACGCGGCCCGCAAGGAGCTGCTGGAGACCCAGGACAAGCCCGCGTTCGCCGAGGGCGCGGCCAACCCAAACTTTGTGCCCAACCAACAGGAGGACGCAGTGGACCAGAAGGAAAAAGAGGCCCTCGCGGCCGAACGCGCGAAGCTCGCGGAAGAGCGCGCCGCGCTGGACAAAGAGAAGGCGGATTTCGCCGAGCTCGAAGCCAATCTCAAGGAAACCGAGGCGGGCCGCATCCATGAAGGGCACGTGGCCTTTGCCGAGAGCCTGGTGAAGGAAGGCAAGCTCCTGCCTGCGAACAAGGAGGCCACGGTGGGGCTGCTCGACAGCCTGGCTGTGGCAGATGCCGTGGTGGAGTTCGCCGAAGAAAGCGGGACCAAGACCAGCAAGAGCGCGCTCCAGACCGTGAAGGACATGCTGACCGCCAGCCCCAAGCTGGTGAGCTTCGGCGAACTCGCAACGGGCGACCTGGACGGGGGCAGCGTCAGCTTCGCCGCACCTCAGGGCTACACCGCCGACCCCGAGCGGCTGGAACTGCACGGCAAAGCCCTGTCCTACCAGGCCGCACACCCCGGAACCGACTACAGCGCGGCCCTGGCGGCCGTGGGAGGCAATTAAATGGGCAAGCAGTGCACCACCCTCATGGCCCTGCCGCTGAAAGCCGCTGGGGCCGTCAATGAATACCGCTTCGTCACCGCCACCGGCGCGCAGGCCGGGGCCGGGGCCAACACCCTGGGCGCGTCGGAGTACGCCGCCGCAAACGGCGAGCCGTTGAGCGTCGCCTATCTTGGCACGGCCATTGTCGAGGCCGGGGCCGCCATCGCCGCCGGGGCTGCCGTCCAGTCCGATGCCTCCGGCCGCGCCGTCACCAAGGACGCCGGGGCCACCGTGGCCCGCACGCTTGAGGCAGCAGCGGCGGCGGGCGACTTCATCGAAGTGGCCCTTATCCCCAACTAATGGGCCGGAAGGCCAAGGAGTAGCGCAGAGATGATGAATTCCACCCAGGCGAGGGTCATCGACCCCATTTTGACCACCGTGGTCCAGGGTTATAAAAACGCCGATTTCGTCGGCGCCGCCCTGTTCCCGCGCGTGCCGGTCACCGTTTCCGGCGGCAAGATCATCGAGTTCGGCAAGGAGCACTTCCTGGCCTACAACACCCAGCGCGCGCCCGGCGGCGCAACCAAGCGCATCACCTTCGGCTATCAGGGCAAGCCTTACGCCGTAGAGAACCACGCACTGGAGGCCCCGGTGCCGCGCGAGTACATGCGCGACGCGGCCAAAGTGCCGGGCATCAATCTGGGCACCCGCGCGGTGAACATGGTTATGCGCTCCGAAGGCCTGGCCCTGGAAATCCAGCAGGCCCAGCTCGCCACCAATGCCAGCCAGTACGGCGCGAACAACAAGCTCACCCTCTCCGGCACGGACAAATTCAGCGACAGCTCCTCGGACATCGAGGGCACCTTCGACGACGCCAAGGAAGCCGTACGCACCGCCTGCGGCATGTATCCCAACGTGGCGCTCTTTGGTCCCAAGGCCTTTCGCGCCACCAAACGCCACGCCAAGGTGAAAGAGCAGTTCAAGTATGTGTCCGACAAGTCCGTCACCACGGAAATGCTGGGCGAGTTCCTGGAGATCGAAAAGGTGGTGGTGGGCAAGGCCGTGCAGGCCTCGGACGCCGGGGCCATGAGCGACGTGTGGGGCAACTGCATCGTGCTGGCCTATGTGCCGCCCGCACCCTCCCAGGCGGAGGAGCCGAGCTACGGCTACACCTACACCCTGGAGGGCCACCCCATGGTGGAGGCCCCCTATTGGGACAGCACCCACAAGAGCTGGATCTACGGCGTCACCGACGAGCGCGTGCCCGTGCTCTCCGGCATCGCCTCCGGCTTCCTCATCATCAACCCGTACTAAGAGGCGGCGGAACCATGCCCACCTATCCCGTGAACGAACCCCTGAAGCACGACGGCCAGGGCTACGGCCCTGGCGAGACCGTGGAAATGGACGCCAAGGCGGCCAAGGAGCTGCTGGCCCTGGGCGCGCTCGGCCCGGCCATCAAGGCCACGGCCAAGGCGGAGCCCAAGGCCAAGGCCGAGAGCAAGCCCGCCGAAACCGGCGCAGCCGAGACCAGCGGCAAGTCTGATGCCGCAGCCGCTGCAAGCGGCGCTGGCGACGGCACCGGCGAGAACGCCGCTGGCCAGGAGGAAGGCAAGTAATGGCCTACGCCACCAAAGAGGACATGGTGTCCCGGTTCGGCCTGCATGAGGTGATAGCCATCACCGACCGGGAAAACAGCGGAGACATTGACGAGGCGGTGCTGGGCGCGGCCCTGGTGGAGGCCACGGCGGAGGTCGAAGGCTATCTCGCGGGCCGCTACGCCCTGCCTCTGGTCTCCGTACCTCCTTTGGTGGCGGGCCTTTGCTGCGACATAACGCGCTACCGGCTTTCCGGTGCCTCGGTGCTGGAAACCGACACCACCCGCAACCGCTACCGCGACGCCGTGCGCCTGCTGGAACAGATCAGCGCGGGCAAGGTCAGCCTGGGACTCGACCTGGCTGGTCAGCCCGCGCCCACGGGCGGCGTGCTGATTAAGCCGGGGGAGCGCAGCTTCCCGGCCGGAAGCCTGAAGGACTACTGACATGAGCACCCCGGAAACCACCCTTGCCCCGCTCACCATCGGGGGCATTGAGGACGCCATAAAAGCGCGCATCGAGCAGGCCTCGGCCTTCGGCGAGTTGGGCTACAGAATTGCCAGCGTGGCCACCTACAACGGCGAGTTCGACGACCTGGAAAGCCTTGCCAAGGCCCTGCGCGTGCTGCCTGCCGTGTGGGTGGTGCTGGCCGCATCCGGCAAGCCGGAGCGCAAGGGCAGGGACAAGTGGAAGGTGCCCGTCACCTTCGCCGTCATGGTGGGCTCGCGCAACGTGCGCAGCGAGCATGCCGCCCGGCGCGATTCCCAGACCGCCCACGGCCTGGAGCCCGGCACCTACCGCCTGTTGCAAGACATGTGGGACCTGTTCGTGGGCCAGGACCTGGGCTTGGCAATCGACAATTTCACGCCCGGCAGCACCGAGATCATTTTGCAGACCAGGCTGCAAGGCTCGGGCGTGTCCGTGCTGGGTCTGAAGCTGGACACGCACTACACGCGCACCGGCAAGACCACGAAGGACGCCGCCAACGCCCCGGACATGCGGGCCGTGGGCTTCAACTACTACCTGAAACCGGGTGACGACATACCCGACGCCACCGACCTGCTGAAGTTCGGCGGGGGTGAGGAGGAAGCATGAAAGTAAAAGCCGCAAGCGGATTGCGCGTGCCCAAGGAAAGCAAACCGCGCCAGTACATCACCGAGACTGACGCCGTGGAAGTGCCCGAAACCGCTTACTACCTGCGCCGCGTGGCCGAAGGCGACCTGGAGCGGGTGGACCTGCCCCCGGCGACCACGGCCAAGGCCCAAAAGGCCACCACGGCCACCACCCAGGAGTAAGACATGGCCAGCAAGAATATCTCTTTCGAGAAGATTCCCGCTTCCATCCGCAAGCCGGGCAAGTTTTTCGAGTTCAACACCAAACTTGCGGTGCGCACCCTGACCGCGAACTCGCAAAAGGTGCTCATTCTTGGCCAGCGCCTGACCGCTGGCAGCGTTGCCACAATGGTACCGACGCGTGTTTTCAGCGATGCCGAGACGGCGGAGTACTTCGGTCAGGGCAGCATGTTGCACCGCATGGTGCGCGCGGCCATCAATGCATACGCCTATGTGGAGCTGACCTGCCTGGCCGTGGAGGATGCGGCTGCGGGCCTTGCCGCCACCGGCGGTGTGACGTTCACAGGCCCGGCTACCGGCTCCGGCGTGGTTGCTGTGCAGGTAGGCAAGGACCTGGTGCAAGTGGCCGTGGAAAGCGGCGATACCGCCGCCGAGGTTGCCTCCGCCCTGGTGGCCCAAGCCGCGCAGCAGCAAGACCTTCCCGTGGTGTTCACAGCCAACGCCGGGGCGCTCACTATCACGGCCAAGCACAAGGGCAGCCTGGGCAACGCCATCAAGTTGGCTTGCCTCAACACGGCGGGCGGCATCGCTGGCACCGTCGCGGCAATGGCGGGCGGCCAGGTGGACCCGAGCATCACTGAAGCGCTGTCTCTTGTGGCCGGAGCGGGACACACCATCATCATCACTCCGTACACGGACCTGGAAAACCTGACGGCCCTGCGCACGCACCTGGAGTTCACAGGCGGGCCGCTGGAACAGCGTGGCGCCATCGGCGTCTACGCATTGGCAGGCACCCTGGCCAGCGCCACCACTTTGGCTGGGCAAGTGAACCATGGCCGCCTCACCGGCGGGCTCTTGCGCGGGGCGCGCCGTCTGCCCTGGGAGATTGCCGCTGCCTATGGCGCGGACATCGCCAGCGAGGAAGACCCGTCCAATCATTTTGACAACATGGAGCTGATTGGCATCGACGTACCGGACGTAGCCGACCGCCTGACCCGCACGGAACAGGAGGTGCTGCTGCACAACGGCGTGACTCCGTTTGAGGTGGGGCCAGACGGCAACAGCGTGCAGATCGTGCGCGCCATCTCAACCTACACGCTGAATGCGGAAGGCGTGGAGGACTCGTCCCTGCTCGACATCACGACCTTTCGCACCCTGGACTATGTGCGCAAGGCCATGCGCGAGCGCATTGCCCTGCGTTTCCCCCGTTGCAAGCTTTCCAGCCGCACCCCTGCCAAGGTCCGCAGCGAGATACTCGACGTATTGGCCAAGATGGAAGAACTGGAGATCGTGGAAGAGGTAGAGGCCAATAAGGACGGGGTGGTGGTTGAACGTGACCTTCAGGACGTGAATCGCCTGGACGCCAAGATCCCTACCGACGTGGTGAACGGCCTGCACGTGTTCGCTGGTCGCATTGATCTTTTGCTCTAACAGCCACTTTCCAAACAAGCCGCAAACCGGCGTTTAACGGAGATTAAACACATGAGCACCGACTATGTGGGCACAATAGTTCTGGAGATTGACGGCGCGGATTACGACGTCGAATCCCTGGACGCCACGGACAAGACCGGCCGCAAGGTTGTGAAGACCATGAACCGCACGGGTCGTCCCAAAGGCTCGACCAACGGCATCAAGGAATTCAGCATGAAAATCACCGTGGCCATTCCGGCCTCGGGCGAGCCGGACTGGTGGAACATGAAGGACGCCAAGCTCACCATCGAACCCGTGGACAACAGCGCCAAGCGCGTGACCTACTCCGGCTGTGGCGTGGAGGAAGTGGGCAGCAAGTACGTGGTGGACGGCGAGGCCAAGCGTGACCTGACGCTTTTCGCCCTCAACCGCGTGGAGGAGTAGCCCATGAATGACCTGCTCACCAAACTGAAGGCCGGAGGCGCGGCCCTGCGCCGCGTGACCCTGCCCCGCAAGGAAGGCGAGGCCCCGGAATTGGGCCTGCGCGTGCTGACCGAGGCCGACTACCTGGAAGCTGGCCTGGCCGCCATCGAAACCCTGCGCGCCAACGGGCACGAGGACGCCAACCTGGCCAACTCCGAGCTGTTCGAGCAGACCAAGGTGACGGAGCTTTTGGCCCGCGCCCTGGTGGACCCGCAGAACGGTGAAGCCCTGGCCCGGAACGCCGGAGAGCTGCGCAGCGTGCTTACCCGCGCGGACAGGGTGTTCCTGATTGAACAGTACCTGGACCATGAACGCGAATTCTCGCCCAGCGAGGCCACCATGGACGGCGAGGCCTTTGCCCAGCTTTTGGACGAGGTAAAAAAAAATCCCGCGACGCCTCGTTTGAGCGATTTCAGTTCCGTTACGCTGAAAAGGCTCGTGCAGTCTTTGGCCGTGCCGGAAATGAGCTGACGCGCGGCCAGTGGCTCTACCTGCTGGCCATGGTCCTGGCCGAGGCCGAGGACCTGAAGAACCCGGCGGGCGACGGCAAGACCAAGCGTTACGTCGCCACCCGCCGCAAGCATAAACCGAACACACCCAAGAGGCCCCGACCGTGAGCAACAACATGCGACTTTTCCTGCGGATGGACTGGGACGGCAGCCGTGTGGCCACCGGCCTTTCCCAATCGCAGGCGCAGCTCAAGCGCTTCACGGACGGGGCTTCGGCCGGGATTACGAAGCTGCGCAAGCATGCGCATGAGTTGAACACGGCCATGGGCGGCTTCTCCAGCATCACGCGTCTGGCCGGGGCCTATGTTGGCTTGCAGACCGCGCGCGAGACGCTGAACAAAAACCTTGGCTTTGAGAAGACCATGCTGTCCGCCAAGCAACTCGCCAATATGACCTTAGCGGAAGCCGCCACTCTGCGCCAGGCGGCTATTGAGTACTCGAAAACGGGCTTGGCCGGACCTCAAGAGCTGGCCGAGGCGATTGAGACGCTGGCCAATGCGGGCATGAAGGCTCCAGATATCATCGCCCGGCTCGGTGAGATTAACCGCGCCGCTGTCGCCTTCGGCTCATCGGTGAAGGATATTGCCAACATGGACTTCGACTTGGCCGAGAAATTCAAGATTTCTCCCGAGCAAATGAAGGGAGTGCATGAACTTTGGTATTTCCATTCCAAGGAGGGCCGTTTTGAAGCCAAGAGTATGAGCATGTTCGCGCCAAAGTTTTTGACCAAGATGTCCCAGGTGGGCGTGACTGGCGTGCAAGGCGTGAACCTCACAGGAGCCATTCTCCAGGCCGTGCAGAAGGCCGCGCCTGCCACGGACCCAGGCGAAACCATAACGATGTTGGAAAATGGTTTGGGGCACATTTTCACCCAACATGACAAGAAGGGCATGAAAAAATATGCCGGGATCAACATTGAAAAGTACACCCCCGGCGGCAAGTTTTATGGCGAAGGTGGCGCTCAGGGCTTGGTTGACATGACCCAGGCCATGAAAAACGCAGGCCTCGCGGACATGCACAAACTGTCCAGGGTATTCCGCGAGAAGGAGTCACAGACTTTTTGGTACCAAATGATCACGCAACTTGATGCGATCAAAGCGGCCATGGCTGAAGGTGAAAAGAAAATGGCCGAGCAGGAGCTCCAGAAGGATTACGAAGAGAAGATGCGGTCGAATTATGGTCGCCTCCAGCAGGCACTAAATCGTTTCTCACGCGCCCAAATGAGCGGCCCCGTGACGGCGATGACGACAGGCGCGGTCGACGCGTTATCGTTTGCAGCAGAAAATCCTTTGCAAGCCGGGGTGGGTGCGCTGGGGCTCTTCATGGCCGGACGCATGGCCTACAACCGCATCCGCAACGGCAAGGCCGGAGGCGGAGCTGGCGGCATGGCCGACGCCGCCATGGGCATGGCCGGGGTGCAGCGCGTGTTTGTGGTCAACATGCCCGGCGGCATGGGCGGCGCGGGCCAATTGGCCCTGCCTCCCGGCGAGGGCTGGAGTCCGGCCGCTGCGGCCAAAGCAAGCCGCTGGGCCGGAGCCTTTGGCGCGGCCAAGGGCGCGCTCAAGATCGGCGCGCCGCTCGCTTTGGCGTTCGGCGCATACGACGCCTATAGCGTGGGCCAAAACAGCCAGCTGAACGCCGAGGCCAAGAAAACCGAGTACGGGCGCATTGCTGGTGGCGCGGCCGGTGGTCTTGGCGGCGCGGCGATTGGTGCGGGCATCGGCGCTTGGTTCGGAGGCGTCGGGGCCATCCCCGGCGCGCTCATCGGCGGCGCGTTCGGCAATTGGCTGGGCGAAAGAGCAGGCAAGGCGGCTGCGGAGAAGATCCAACTCCAGACCACGATCCAGCTCGACGGACGCGTGCTGGCCGAACAGATCCGCGAGTACAACCGCGACGAATCGCGGCGGGACTAGGAGGCGGGCATGGCTTGGGAAAAGAGACTGCTCGACGCCAAGTTCCGGGGCGTTACCTTCGACTGTCAGTTGGCGGACGATGATTTTGAGCGCCACGGGGTGGAGCACACGCGGCCCTTTGTGGACGGCGCGGCAATGGAGGACCTGGGCCGGGGCGCGCGCCGCCTGCGCATCAAGGCCATCTTCTTCGGCGATGATTACGAAGACCGGATGGAAGCCTTTTTGAAGGTGCTGGAGCAGCCCGGCAAGGGCGACCTGGTGCATCCGGTGTTCGGTCCGCTCAAGGCCCAGCTGCTGACCCTCCACATACATCACGAGTCCGACAACGTGGACGCGGCGGACGTGGAGATGACCTTTGCCGAAAGCGCGCTGGACTCTCCGCTTTTTGCGGGCAGCAAGCCCGGACAGAAGGCGGCGGCCATCTCCACGCAATCCAGCGCGGTCAGAACCGCCGCCGCCGAGGCCTTGGCCAAGGCCGTTGCCGCCTGCAAAAACGCCACGGCCATGAGTCGGGCTGGTCTAGCCAGCATAGCCGAGCTGAAGGCCAACGTGGATAGCGTGACCACCAGCGGGGCCAGCATCACCAGCATTCCCAAGGCGTGGGCAAGCGACGTGGCCAGCTTGGTGGCCAGCGTTGTGGATTTGAAGAGCGCCGGATCGTCCTCGCTTTTGGCTGGCTTCGCCGCATCGCTCGCGATCCTGAATTCGATGGTCCAGTCTTTGAGCCCGTCGGAATCCGGCAGCAGCTCAAGCGGCAGCGGGTCAAGCTCGTCTGACGCGGCGCTGCCCCTCATCAAGGGCGAGGAGCTGGACCAGGTGGTGGCGCATGTGGAGCTGGAAAGCGCGCTTGGCGTGGCCGAGGCCGCTCAGATCGTGCTGGAGTCCGAGGCGGACACGCCCACCCTGACGCCTGACGAGATTGAAACCGTGACGGCCAACACGCGCGAGAGCCTGCAAACCAGCATCGACACCTACCGCGACCTGTACGACCTGGAACAGGCGCGCCCGGTCATCGAAACCCTGAAGGACGTGGCCGCCGCCGTGCAGACCGCCGCCGAGGCGGTGCTTTTGGCCAAACCGCCCCTGGTCACGCACACCCTGGCCGGGCGCACATGCCCGCGCCTGCTTGCGCACCAGCTTTACGGCGACCACACGCGAGCGGCGGAAATCGTAAGACTCAACGCCCTGCCTGACCCCAACTTTCTAGCCGCTGGATCGGTGCTCCGTGTCTACTCAAGCTGAGAATGAAAAGGTCGCGCTCCTCATTGCCGGCAATGCCCACGACGAGTGGGACAGCTACGAGGTGGATTCGGACCTGCTCACCCCGGCGGACGCCTGGCGCGTGCGCCTGGGCCTTACCGAAACCAGCGTCTTGCCTGCCGACGTGACGCCCGCCGCCGCCTGCCAGCTGCGCATCGGGCCGGACTTGGTCATGACCGGGCGCGTTGACGACGTGCGCGTGCGCGTGGACAAGCGCAACCACAGCCTGGAGATAACGGGGCGCGACGGCGCTGCCACCTTGCTGGATTGCTCGGCCCCGCTCGTGGGCGGCCGCAAGCTCGGCCTGGAGGAGATCATCACCCGCGTTGTGCGTCCCCTGGGCATAACCAAGGTGCGCCTGGCCATGGCCACGGGCGTTGCCCGCCAGCGGGAGAAAGTGACGGTGGAGCCCGGCGACACCGCCTGGGACACCCTGGTCCACGTGGCCGAAGCCAACGGCATGTGGCCCTGGTTCGACCCGGACGGCACGCTGGTTATCGGCGGCCCGGACTATTCCGACGCCACCAACCCGCCCGTGGCAACCCTTTGCCTGGCCACCCGCAAGGCTGGCGAAACCGGCGTCACCAACGTGGCCAGCATGGAGCGCCGCGAATCCGTGGCCGAGCGGTACAGCACCATCACCGTGCTGGGCCAGACCCACGGCACCGAGGCTTCCGAGGGCAAGCACGGGCTCAAGTCCTCCGCCGTTGACCCGGACCTGGAAAGCCGCTGGCCCCGGCGCAAGATCATCACCGACTACGAGGCCGACAGCGTGGCCGTGTGCCGCTCCCGCGCCCAAAAACTTTTGGCGGACAGCCGCTTGAAAGGCTTTGAGACGCGCGTGGAGGTTGAGGGCCACCGCATCATTGCGCCGGGCATGCCCGGACACGGCAAGCTCTGGACGCCGGGCCAGCGGGTGCAGGTCATTTCTCCGCCCGTGGGCGTTATCGGAACCTATTTCCTCATGTCCCGCACCTTTGTGCGCTCGCTGGCCGAGGGCACCATGACGCGGCTTTCTTTGCGCGAGGACAAGGTGTGGGTGCTGGAAGCCCACCCGCACAAGCGCAAGCACCGCAGGGGCAAGAACTACGCGCCGGATGTGGCGGGCGAGGTGGGCGACGAATGAAAAAGCTCATCATGGAGTGTGTGCGCAGGGCGCTGGCCGGAGTGCGCTTTCCTTACCGCGCCCGGCTCTCCGGGCTTTCCAAGGGCGCAGGGGTGCAGCTGATCCAGGGCAAGGCCCTGGCCGGGGAAACCATGCAGGCGGCGGAGTTCTTCCAGCACTTTGGCTTCACGTCCGCGCCCCCGGACGGAACCCAGCTCATCGTGCTGCCCATTGGCGGGCAAAGCGCGCACAGCGTGGTCATTGCCACGGAGAACGGAGCCTACCGGGTGGACGTGAGCCCCGGCGAGGCCTGCATCTACAACATGTGGGGCGACAAGATCCACCTGAAGCAAGAGCGCATCGAAGTGGAGACCAAGACGTACCACGTCAAGGCCACTGAGCAGGTGCTGTACGAGACGCCAGCATTCAACATGATTGCACCCGGCGGAGGGGCCACTGCGGCCAATATCCAGGGCAGCTTGCACGCTTCTGAGGACATGACCGCCGGTGACGTGTCTTTGCGCGGGCATGTGCATGTGGAACACGACAACGGTGGTCCCACTGCGCCGCCCACAGGGGCTTAAATGGACGCACTCCTCGACCCCACAACCGGCGGCTACGTGCTGACCGACGGCGCACTGGCGCAGGACCCGGCGCGGGGTCTGGCCAACGCGGTGTACCTGCGGCTCATGACGCCGCTGGGCAGCTATTGGGCGGACGCGGACCTGGGGTCCAGGCTGCACGAGCTGGTGCGCATGAAGGACCTGACTCGCGTGTCCGTGCTGGCCAAGCAGTACAGCGAGCAGGCCTTGCAACCGCTGTTGGATGACGGCCGCGCCTCGGCCATCGCCGTGGATACGGAGCAACGGCACGACGGCTGGCTGCGCCTGGTTGTGCGCGTCACCGATGCGGGCGGCCATGAACACCTGTTTAATCACAATGTGAGGGTCATGTAATGGGCTTCACCCCCCCGGAATATGCGGACATCAAGACGGCGATTCTGCGCGACACGCAAAGCCAGCTGCCCGACGCCGCCGTGACCACGGACTCGGACTTCGGCGTGCGCGCCGGGGGCTCGGCTGCTGCAATTGAAGGGCTGTACGAGCACCAGGCGTACATCGCCCGGCAGATTTTCCCGGACACCGCCGACACCGAGTACCTGGAGAAGCACGCCGAGCTGAAGGGCCTGACGCGCAAGCGCGCCACCGCTGCCCAGGGCGCGGCCACGTTCACGGGCACGGCGGGCGCGACCATCGCCGTGGGCACGGAGGTCAAGACCGTGGCCGGGCTGGCCTTCATCACCATGGCGGCGGGCGTTATCGGCCCCGACACGACCGGGGCAGGCGGCACCGCCCTTGTGCCGGTGCAGGCCAGCGCCACGGGCACGGATTCCAACCTGGCCAGCGGCACCGCGCTCACCCTTACCAGCGCGCCTTCGGGCGTGCAGGGCGCGGCCACGCTCACCACCGCCGCCACGGGCGGCACCGTTGCCGAGACCGACGCCGAGCTGCTGGCCCGGCTGCTCGACCTGCTGCGCAATCCGGCCGGGGGTGGGAACAAGGCGGATTGGCGGCGCTGGGCTCTGGCTGTGGACGGCGTGAGCGAGGCCTATGTGTTCCCGTTGCGCCGGGGCCTGGGCACGGTGGACGTGTGCATCACCTCGGCGGACGGCCTGCCCTCGGCGGCGATATTGGCCGCCTGCCGCGCGCACCTGGACGAGGAGCGCCCGCCCGGAGCCTCGGACTTCCAGGTGCTGGCCCCCAGCCTGGTGGCGGTCGCCGTGTCCGTCAAAGTCCGCTTGTCCGGCCTTACCCTGGAGCAGGCGCAGGCAGCCATTGAAACCGCCCTGGGCGTGTACTTCGCCACCCTGGAGCCGGGCGACACGGCCTATCTGTCGCGCATCGAGACAGCCATTTCCGGCGTGGACGGCGTGGTCGACCGCCAGGTGACAAGCCCCACGGCCAGCGTGGCGGCGGGCGAGATTGAGTGGCCGCGCCTGGGCACCGTCACTGTGGAGCTGCTGCCATGAGCGGGCACGCCGAACTTTTAACGCTGCTGCTGCCCAAGCCCTACGAGGCCACGGACAAGGTGCTGGCGGCCAGCCTGGCCGCAGAGGGCGCGGCGCTGGACCAGGCCCACGCCTCGGCCCAGGTGGTGGCCGAGGGCATAAGCCCGGCCGGAGCGGACGGCTTGTTCCTGGCGGACTGGGAGCGCGTGTACGGCCTGCCGGACACCTGCGCGGGCGGCTACGCCCAAACCCAGGCCGAGCGCATTGCGGCCGTGCTGTCCAAAATGCGCCAGCGCGGCGGCTTGAGCCGGTCCTACTTCGTCAGCCTGGCCAAGGCGCTGGGTTACGAGATCACTATTGAAGAATACGACGTGTTCACCTGCGAGAGTGGCTGCGATCAGCCCATTTATGACGAGCCCTGGCGCTTCGTCTGGACCGTGCGCGGCCCGGCCGTCACCGTCCGCGAGTTCACCTGCCAAAGCGCGTGCGACGACCCTTTGTCCAGCTGGGGCAACGAACTGCTGGAATGCGTCATTAACAGGCTTAAGCCTGCCCACACCTACGTTATTTTCGCCTACGGCACTGACCAGGAATAGGAGGAGACCCCATGCAGCGAGTGAAAACAAAGACCGCCGTCAGCGACCTGCCCGCGTACAGCGAGACCGGAACGCCCGGATACTTCAGAAACGGCGACCCCGTGGCGGGCACTCAGGCCACCGTGCCCGGCCAGGATTGGTTCAACATGGTGCAGGAGGAGCTGCTCAACGTCATCACGGCGGCCGAGCTTGCCCCGTCCGCCACGGATGACACCCAGCTGTTGCAAGCCATCATGCGGCTCATCGCGGCGGGGCGCGTCACGGTGGAGAACGCCAGCGAGACCGTGGCGGGCATACTCAAGCTGGGCACACAAGCACAGGTGGATATGGGGACAGACGACACCGCCGCCGTCACCTCGAAAAAGCTCGCCGTGCGGCTGGCGGCGCTGCTTTCCGCAATCCCCGCGCCCGCCGTTGTCACTGGCGCGTCGCGCAATCTGGTCATCTCGTCGACCGGGACCAGCGCCGCCGTCACGCTTACGGCCGACGAGCTGGTGCTCAAGGATTCCAGCGGCAAGTCCATGCTGTTGAGCAACGTGACCCTCGCCGCCGATTTGGTCGCGGCAAATGTCGACACCGGAGCGGCCGTCAAGGCCTCCAGCTGGTACGCCGAGTGGGTTTTCGCCAAGGCTGACGGGACTGCAATTCTGCGCTTTAGCGAGTCCACAACAGTGCCGACGCCGCCCGACGGCTACACGTATAAGGCCCGCGTTGGGATGATTCCCACGGATGCGACCGCGAGCAAATTCCCCTTGTCCCTACGCCAGCATGGGCGGCGCGCTCAGTATGCCGTATCGCCCGGGACGAACGTCACAGCCCTCCCCACGATGTCGGCAGGTGCCCAGGGCAACGTCTCGACGCCGGTGACTGTATCTGTCGCCACCGGCTCATTTGTCCCCCCGACAGCTCGGGCGATCACCATCGTGCTGGCCGTGCTGAACGCTTTTGCGATCGCGGCGGTTGCTCCGAATAATTTCTATGGTGCATATAACAGTGCAACCAATCCGCCACCGGTCGCGTACGTCAATGCCTCTGGAAATTTGATAGTTGCGCCGTCCGACTTGTTGTTGGAGAGCGCAACTATCTATTGGTCTAGCAATACCGCAAACAACAGACTTTGTTGTCTTGGGTGGGAGGATAGCCTGTGAGTTATGCAGTCCGCAAAGATGGCGCTGGGTGGCGCGCGGTGGCGTCTCCCGACGATTGTATGGATCATGAGACCTATAGCGATACGCAGCCTGCGCCCTACGCCGAGACAGACGCAGGCAAGGCGGAGCAAATCCGCGCCCAGCGCGACCACGCTCTGGATGATTGCGAGTGGATGGTGACGCGGCACCGCGACCAGGTGGACGCCGTGGCCGCTGGCCTTTTGGCCGCGTCGACGCTCACCACGGCGCAGTACCAGGAGCTGCTGGCCTACCGCCAGGCCCTGCGGGACATTACCGCCCAGGCTGGCTGGCCGGGCAGCATCACCTGGCCGAGCAAGCCGGAGTGGGTGGGGGCGTCTACTGAGTCCGCGTCTTAATATACCAGTAGCCGACGTTCGGGCCACCGGGGAAGACGGAGACTTCAAGAAGACCGCTCGTGTTTACCCATCGCAGCACAGCCGGGCTGCGGAATGACGGAGTTGAGGCAGGCAGGCCCAACGCGCGCAAGGCATCAGGACCAAAGGGAACAGAAGCCTTAGGGGCAGGCGTTACGGTGATCCAATCCGCCTTGCCCTGAATAAAAACAACCTCAACCTCACCACCTGAAGCGAGTTTGTATGTCTTCTTTGGGCCATGTTTCGTTTTTTCAGCCGCAGTGGGTTTGCCTAACTCCTTCACAACAGAAGCTTCATTCTTGCCAGCCACAAGGGAAATATCCACCAAAACACCCGGAGCACCGGCAAAGGCAAAGGAGGATAAGGCGAGAACAAGGGCCATGGCGAAAAGGACACGCATCCCAACCTCACTTCGTTTTCAATTGGAGGAAGCAGGCGGGAGGTCTTAACCACCTCCCACTGGCCCGGTGTACCACCACCGGTCCACGGCCGAAGCCGCTGCTCCCTGGCCCTGATCAGGGGTGAAGGGAAGCTAGCAGGCCAAGGCGCAACTCGTAAAGGTTCAGGATGCAGAAGGAGATTAGGTGCGGCAACTGTAATCGTCTTTTGGCCAAGGGCGAGGCCCTGGCGTTGACCATCAAATGCCCGCGTTGCGGGCAGTTCAATTTCGTGAGGGCCACGAGCCCCAACGCAGAAGGCCTGCGAGCCTCCCCGGAGCGCTCGCGTGAATCCAACGATCTTTGACAACCGAATGACACTGTACAAGGGCGACGCGCTGGCCGTGCTCCAGGGCATCCCGGACGTCAGCGTGGACGCCGTGGTGACGGACCCGCCTTATTCCAGCGGTGGCACATCAACCGCAGCCCGCAAGGCCGACCCGGCCGATAAGTACCAGCAAAGCAGCACCAAGCGGAGCTACCCGGCCATGCTGGGCGACAACAAGGACCAGCGGTCCTTCCTGGCTTGGGCTGCGCTCTGGCTTTCGGAGTGCTGGCGCATCGCCAGGGACGGCTCGCCGCTGCTCATGTTCAGCGACTGGCGACAGCTTCCAGTGATGACCGATGCCGTGCAAGCCGCCGGGTGGACCTGGCGTGGCGTGGTGGTGTGGGAGAAAACCTCGGCCCGGCCCATGCGGGGCCAGTTCCGGGCGCAAGCGGAGTATGTGATCTTCGCCACCAAGGGGCGCTTTGAACGCGCCACGGACCGCTGCTTGCCGGGCGTGTTCCGGCATTCCGTGGAAATGGCGCGCCGGGTTCATCTCACGGCCAAGCCCGTCCCTCTCATGTGTGAGCTGCTGGAGGTGGCCAAGCCCGGCGGCGTGGTGCTTGATCCCTTCATGGGCGGCGGGGCAACCGGCCTGGCTTGCAAGGAGACCGGGCGTCAGTTCGTCGGGGTGGAGCTGTCGGGGGAGTACTTTGAAATCGCGGCTGGTAGACTTGCCGAAAATTCGCGCACGCGCGCGTAG